AGCCATCTGTTTCAAACATATGACGACATTGGTGAAGTTGTTGTGCAAATGACATACTGGAATCGTTTTAGATTAGCAGTACAATATCCAATGCACTACGAAAATCTTATTCCTCTTGATATATTATATACCAAAGACACTACTAAAGGAAAAATTGATTGTTGGTTTCCAAAGAATGGAACTGAAGATAATAAGGTATGGGATATTCCAATGCAGGCTTTTAAAGAAGACTTTCAAACAGAATTACCGTTTGTAGTTAGATACGATCCTGAATTTAAAATAGACGAACCTGACCTTAGATCAATACCTTACATGACTGTAAAGACACATATGGAAATTATGAGCCTGAAAGCACAACGTGAATGGTTTAAGGAGATATATATTTTACAAGAGATGTGTCGACAGAAAGGCGCAAGTCTAAAACTGTTTGGTCTGAACAGTTGGACTTGGATACCTAAGTTAAAAGAAATGAACAAGTACTTTGATTTTAACTATATTCAAGTTGCAGAAGATACTGTAGAAGATTGGTTTCTACAGAAAAAAGACATCAACGTGGGTACGCATACACTCGACGGTGAACATTTTGATAATGAATTACACAAGATGATTGCACTAGAGTATATACCATCCCAATTTAGAAAGGAAGATAAATGAGAGAACAACTACTAGAAGCGGCAGTTAAACATGCAGAAGGACAAATTGCAGTACATAAAACAAACGTCGAAGTGTATTTGAATAATCCTGCAGGTATCGGTGAACATAGTGACATCGTTGAAACAATTCAAAAAGAATTGGATTTGTTAGCAAGTGCTGACGATAGATTAGAAATGCTCAAAAAGTATTTTTAAGTGTATTTTATACTTGACAAAAACCTAAATACTTGTTATAATATATATAACATTGAAGGCAATCCACTGCCAGAACATCGGAGAAGTAAATGAGTAAAGTAGAAGAAATTAAAGCTCGCCTAGTACAAGCAGACATGCGTTACTGGGCGGGTGACAACATTAGTAAAGTATTGCATACAGGCGATAAGGAACAACTTATTGACGAAGCAACTGTAGCATTTGAAGAGGTGCTAGACGCACTATTAATTGATCGATACAACGATCCTAATAGTAAAGGCACAGCAAGACGTCTTGCTAAAATGTACTACAATGAAATTATGGTAGGACGCTATGAGCCTTCTCCAAGTGCAACAGCATTTCCAAATGATAGTGATGACCGCTATGATGGTATGCTAGTAGTACGTAGTGAACTTAAAAGTATGTGTTCGCATCATCACCAGCCAGTAGCAGGGGTTGCATACATTGGTATTATTGCCGCAGACAAATTAATTGGTCTAAGCAAATACACACGTATTGCACAATGGTGTGCTAGACGTGGTACGCTACAAGAAGAACTTGCAAACGATATTACTAAAGAAATTCAAAAGGCAACTGATGCAGAACACTTAGGTGTTTATATTCAAGCAACACACGGTTGTTGCGAGAACAGAGGCATTATGGCAACTAGCAGTCTTACACAAACAACTGTACTTAAAGGTAGTTTTAAAGATGATGCCGGTACAAAGAAAGAGTTCTTTGACAATATTAAACTACAACAGGAGTATGCGAAATGACAGACGGGCCTTTAAAACACGCAACAGAAGCGGGACTAAACGTTGGCAACCTTAAAGGGGTTGTTAAACAAGAGTTTATTACGTATCGTGTTACAGACGGTATGCTACGTAAAGAAACAGTTAAACGTAGATACTTTGGTAGTGACTATCATGACTCTACAACTACTGAACCATTAATGAAGGTTGTATAATATGCCAATACCAGAAAGAGTAATTATGCCTGCGGCAAAAGACCCAGGTAAAGGACACTTTTATGTTAGCTTGGTAAAAAGTGCAATCCGAATTGTAGCAGGTTACTTTTTAATTACAGGTAATTTTGTAGTTGCAGGTGCATTAATTATTGGTGCAGAAGTACTTGGCATTGTTGAGGAGATGGTATAATGAAGCTAAGATATTCAGAAGCATTTTATAGTGTACAAGGCGAAGGCAAGTTTGTAGGAGTACCTAGTGTATTCTTACGTACCTTTGGTTGTAACTTTCGTTGTATGAACTTTGGACTGAATAACGAACCTAGTCGTGCTGAAAAGCAAAAGCAAGGTGTTATTCATAATCAAGAAGTAAAAGATTTGTTAAATGATGGTATTATTGCAAAGACTGAAAAGTTTACAGACTTGCCTATTATACACACAGGTTGTGACACTTATGCAAGTATCTATCCTGAGTTTAAGCACTTTAATAAACAAGCAGATGTCGACGAAGTAGTTGAACATTTGCTTTCGCTCACTCCAAATGGTAAGTGGGTACAAGATAATGGTCAAGATGTACATTTGATTATGACCGGCGGCGAGCCGTTGTTAGCGTGGCAACGATTATACGTAGAACTATTTGAACACCCACGTATGGCGGATTTAAAAAATGTTACATTTGAGACAAACACTACACAACACTTACACCAAGATTTATTCAACTATCTTAACGATCAAGAAAGAATTTCTGTTACATGGTCTTGTTCCCCTAAACTTAGCGTTTCAGGAGAATCTTGGGAAGATGCTATTAAACCTGATGTTGCTAGTGAGTATAACTTGCTTGACTGTGGTGACATTTATCTCAAGTTTGTTGTCGCTACTCAAGCTGACTTTGAAGAAGTTGAAAGAGCTGTCGATGAGTATCGCAAAGCAGGGGTGGAATGTCCTGTGTATCTTATGCCGTTGGGTGGACGTTCGGAAGAATATGTCCTCAATGTTAAACAAGTTGCCGAAGCGTGTATGGAAAAAGGATGGCGATTTACCCCAAGACTCCACATATCCTTATTCGGAAATGCATGGGGAACTTGATGCATACAAAAGTGAGCAACATAAAAAAGCTATGAAGGCTACAATTAACAAACCTCTTGATCAAGAGTTAAGAGAAAAAGGACTAATATAAAGGATACAATATGATTGATAAACTTAAAAATATGTTTAAGAAAACGGAACCTGTAACAGGTGAACCTAATTCGAGAGCAGTACTAGAAAAAGAAAAGGCGGCGGCTACTAAAGCTAAGAAGCCTTGGGTTGGTGTACTTGATACACAAGTTAACCCTACAGATATTAAGAACGGATTCTTTGAACTTGATTGGAATAACGAGTTTATTGAACAACTACTTGATGCTGGATACAAAGGCGAAACTAACGAAGAAATTGTAGATGGTTGGTTTAAAGACGTTGCAAGAACTATTTTAACAGAAGAAGGTCATAATCCTAAAAGAGAAGCAGGCCATATTAAGATAGAGAAAAGGGCTGACGGCAAAAGTGAAGCATTTTAAATGGAAATATATTAATCCTATCCAAGGGTTAGATACTCGGTCGTTAAACGTTATTACTGAAAAGACAACGTTACATACCCGAGAGTCTAGTAGTAAGCCTGATTGGATTAGTGCAATTAATACAGAAACCATTGTTAAGAACAAAAAGAACAGTCTTCTTATTGTTGTAGGTGAAAGCTGGTCGTACGGTGAAAACTTTGCCGGAGTAGAAAGCGGTCTTGGTAACGACAGTCTAACATATCGAATTAATAATTCGTTTGCAGGACATTGTGCAAAAGCATTAGATAGTGATTTATTGTTATCAGCAGTTCCTGGTAACTGTAACCAAAACATGATACACGACTTAGATAGACTGTTAGAAGAATATGCTATACACTACGAAGAAATTAAAGTAATATTACAATTAACTAGCCCGGGCAGAGATCAATCTAAAATTGAAGATTGGTATCAAACGTTAGAACATTACAATACATTATACTCTGAAACACAAACACTAGATAAAAAAATGTCTGATGTTGAATGGTTTAAACTGTACGACACAATGATGTTAAAAGAATTCAATCGTATCATTACATCACATACAAATGTAGAAGGTCTAGTTTGGAAGAATTTCAATCCATTTATGGTTGACTTTGCTACAGATTCGTGTACAATAGTAGTATGTCCGTGGGTTAGATTAACTGCACAGATGCATGGTAGTGTTTTTGAATTGCCTGTTATTAACGAAGCAGGTTGGTGGCAAGAGCATTATCGCAAGTATGAGAATGTAGAGAGTGATAGTAACTATATAATGAAGCAACTAGATAATTTAGAAAGTAGTAATACACTACTAGGCAACAGTAGCATTAATGGATTTCATCCTAAAGAAGAATTTCATATGCTATGGGCAACTTACTTATTAGGCAAAACGGAGTGGACAACAATATGAAATACGTACTAGTAGATACAGCAAATACTTTTTTTAGAGCAAGGCACGTTGTACGTGGCGACTTGGATACTAAAGTTGGTATGGCTTTTCACATTACATTAAACAGCGTGAAGAAAGCATGGGAAGACTTTAATGCTGATCATATTGTATTTTGTTTAGAAGGACGCAGTTGGCGTAAGGATCATTATGCTCCTTACAAAGCAAACCGTAAAGAAACTAGAGATGCAATGAATCCTTCACAGGCACAAGAAGAAAAGATCTTCTGGGAAACGTTTGATGCATTTAAAGACTTTGTTACAGACAAGACTAACTGTACTGTTATGCAACATCCTGAGCTAGAAGCAGATGACTTAATTGCAGGTTGGGTACAACATCATCCTAATGATGAACATGTTATTATTAGTACAGATGGTGACTTTGCACAACTTATTAGTCCTACTGTAACACAATACAATGGTGTAAGTAATACTATCATTACACACGAAGGCTACTTTGACGATAAGAAGAAGAAGCCTGTAATAGATAAAAAAACAGGTTTAGAAAAGCCTGCACCTAATCCCGACTACATGTTATTTGAAAAGTGTATGCGAGGCGACACTAGTGACAATGTGTTTAGTGCTTATCCAGGTGTACGTAAAAAAGGCACTAAGAACAAAGTAGGTCTACAAGAAGCATATGCAGATAAAGATACTAAAGGCTACAATTGGAACAACATGATGCTACAACGTTGGGTAGATCATAACGGTACAGAACATCGTGTACTAGATGATTACAATCGTAATGTTATCCTTTGTGACTTAACTGCACAACCGCAGAACGTTAGAGACAAGATTGATAACACTATTATCGAAAATGCACAACCTAAGAATATATCACAAGTTGGGCTACGACTAATGAAGTTCTGTGCATTATATGACATGCAACGAATTAGCGACAATGCACAATCTTATGCTAAACCATTACAAGCGAGGTATCCAGTACTATGACACGACTTAAAGCAAACGAAATATTAAAGAATAAATTTTGGATTATTGAAGATACGGATTCAAATGAAAAGAAAGGCACCTTGTCAAAAGATGCTGATAACAAATATATGTATAGTTGTGAAACAGGAACATACATGTATGACAACAAAAGTGTTGTAGAAAAGAACCTTGGAACATTAGTATGGAATAAAGCAACCGTTAGCAATTCCGAGAAAGCTGACGACAAACTAATTTACGGTTTGCCTACAAGTGCTAGTCCGTTTAATTCAATGTTTGATGTTAAAAGAAAGTTTGGATTATTTACAAAGAGTAAAAAATCAAAGAGCTTGTATGCGGCAGGTTATTTTTGTATTCACTTTGACAAAGGTTGGGTCAAGAGTTTTTGCCCTAAAATGGTAACCTTAGAGTCATACGAATATAGAGGTCCGTTTAAAACAGAATTAGAAATGCGACAGGAGTTATCACGTGCCAACCGTTAACCCCTTAAATACAATTCCGTTACAGCAGTTTATTGACAAGGTCAAGACTGCTGACAACACACAAGAGAAACAAATCACTCTTAATATACGAGATGCAAAGAACTTAGCACTAACCCTAGGTAGTGTAATGAGTCGCTTACACGGCGAATTAGAAGCTCTAGTACACCAGGAAAAGAACGCTGAAGAAGTCATTAACGTAACTGTTGATGGCGGCGGACAAGGTTGGAAGTAATCAAATAAACTACGCATATAACTCGCTCAATTAGATAAATACTAATGGAGAGAGAATATATATGAGTAGACCTAAACCTAACGTATTGCTAGAGCACGTAAATAAAAAGTCTTATAAGAGCGAACAAGTTCTTGAGGCAGAAGCTATTTGGGCTGTATTTTACAAAGACAAACCTTTTAATTTAAAATCCTCGAATGTGTTAACTAACTATCCAGGACCTAAATATAAAAAAGTTAGTTTTTCAAATCCCGGCCATGCACACAATTTAGCAAGTAAACTTAATGAGCTCTTCACCACAGAAGATTTTGCAGTCGTAAAATTGATATCCGGCACAATAGTAAAAGAAGACTAAGATGAACTGGAAAGAAACCTATACTAAGGTATTCTTAAAACAGGCGGGTATTAGCATTGGTGAAAGCACGTTAAAAGAATACATGCCTCTTTGGTGGCAGAATACAAGAGAACGTTCATCCGGTGGGCTTCGCTTAACTGACGATGGACTGATGTTTCTCTCAGATAAATTGGAATTAGCAGTATACGAAATTCCGTTTCCGCCTGATTTTAAAATAACTACCCAAGTTATACTGTTCTTAGATAAGTTTATCGACTGTCCTTACTACATAACTAACAAGCATATTACTGTTACAAGCGAAAAAAAGAGCATGGAATTGCACCTTTTTAGCGGAGATGTACGCAAGTATGGACTAGCAAAAGCTCTAAAACGGACAGATGAAGAATTAAACCCTTGATATTACTACATTCTTTTTCTTAAAATAATTGCATTTTCTGGTTGACCTTTTGGAAACGAGGTGCTATAATATATACATACTTAGAAATTAACGTATGGCACTGATAACAGAAGAGGAATATAGCATGGAAAATATAGCAGTTAGAACAGTAAGTCCAAACTCTGCAAAGAAGAGCATTGTTCGGGCTTTTAAAAAGAAGCGTCCTATCTTTATTTGGGGAGCACCAGGTATTGGTAAGTCAGACATTGTAAGTCAAATATCAACCGAAATTGATGCTTACATGATTGACATTCGTTTATCATTATGGGATCCTACAGATATTAAAGGTATTCCGTTTTATAATTCAACATCAAATACTATGGAGTGGGCGGCACCAGCTGAACTTCCATCAAAAGCATTTGCTAAAAAACATAAGTTCATTGTGTTATTCTTAGACGAAATGAACTCAGCGGCACCAGCAGTACAAGCGGCGGCTTATCAATTAATTCTTAACCGTAAGGTTGGTACTTATGAACTACCTGATAACGTTCTTATTGTAGCGGCTGGTAACAGAGATGCTGACAAAGGCGTTACTTATAGAATGCCTGCTCCGTTAGCAAACAGATTTGTTCACTTAGAACTTAAAGTTGATTTTGACGACTGGTTCCAGTGGGCTGTTTTAAACAACATACATAACGATGTTGTTGGTTACTTAACATTTGCAAAGAAAGACTTATACGACTTTGATCCAAAAAGTCCAAGTCGTTCATTTGCTACACCGCGTTCTTGGTCATTTGTATCCGAACTACTAGAGGATGATGATGACGAGAATACCACTACTGATTTAGTTAGTGGTACAGTTGGCGAAGGACTTGCTGTAAAGTTCATGGCCCATCGTAAAATTGCTTCTAAGCTACCTAACCCAACAGATATTTTGAACGGTAAGGTTAAGACTTTAGACACACGAGAAATCAGTGCCATGTATTCCTTGACTGTGTCTTTATGCTACGAGCTTAAAGAAGCGAACGATAAAGGCAATAAGAAGTTTGACGATATGGTTAATAACTTCTTAAGGTTCTCAATGGACAACTTTGATACTGAATTAGTAGTAATGGGTATCAAACTAGGCCTTACACAATATCAACTTCCAATCGATCCAGACGAAGTTGAATGTTTTGATGAGTTCCATGAAAAGTACGGTAAGTATATTACTGCCGCACAGGCAAGCTAACTAGGTTAGGGGTAGAGTATTTTCGGTGCTCTACCCTTATTCTTTGGTTGACAAACGTATTAAATAGTAGTATACTATAAGAACAATAAGGGAAAGGGAACAGGCACATGACATCAGCAATTACTTTAGAACCGCAAACTACAGAAATAGAAATTACCCAAGAACTTCGTGAAGAAGTATTGGATAGGATTATTGTAGCAAGAGTTGGGTTACTACTACGTCATCCATTTTTTGGTAATATGGCAACACGTCTTATTATTAAAGAAGCAAGTGATTGGTGTCCTACTGCGGCAACAGATGGTCGTCATTTGTTTTATAGTGTTCCTTTCTTTGCTAAGATGTCTAACAAAGAGATTGAGTTCGTAATTGCACATGAAATTTTGCATTGTGTATTTGATCACATGACAAGACGTGAAGATAGAGATCCACAGATACATAATATTGCGGCAGACTATATTGTAAACAATACACTAGTACGTGATCGTATTGGAGAAAAGCCTAAAGATATTAAAATATTCCAAGACTTTAAATACGAAAAATGGACCAGCGAAGCAGTATACGATGATATCTTTGAAAAGTATGATCAAGATGAATTAGATCAATTAGGTAAACTACTTGACGAACATATTGATTGGGATAAAGATAGTGATTCCGGTCAACCTAGTCCAAAGAGCGGAGGTGGTAAAGGTAATAATCCTAAGCCTTCATATTCAAAAGAAGAACTTAAAAAGATACGTGACGAGATTAAAGAGAACATGTTGTCAGCGGCACAGGCGGCTGGTGCAGGTAATGTTCCTGGTGAAGTTGAACGTATGATTAAAGAACTTACAGAGCCTAAGATGACTTGGCGTGAGTTACTACGTATGCAGATACAAACTACTATACGTAATGATTTTACATTTAGTCGTCCTTCACGTAAGGGTTGGCACATTGGTGCAATATTACCAGGTATGAACTTCCAAGAAACTATTGATATTTGTATTGCTATAGATATGTCAGGTTCAATTGGTTCTGTACAAGGTAAAGACTTCCTAAGTGAAGTACAAGGTATTATGTCAGAGTACCAAGACTACAATATTAAGATTTGGTGTTTTGATACTAAGGTATATAACGAACAAGACTTTAGTGCAGATCAAGCAAGTGATATAAACGACTACCAGCTTATGGGTGGAGGTGGTACAGACTTTACTACTAACTGGGAGTACATGAAAGAAAATGATATTCTTCCTAAGAAGTTTATTATGTTTACAGATGGTTATCCTTGGGATAGCTGGGGTGATGAAGATTATTGCGAAACAATTTTTGTTATTCACGGACACCACGATAAAAACTTGCAGGCACCTTTTGGGGTTACTGCACATTATGAAGAAGGAAATTAGTGCTGAATAAAAACAAGACCCCTAATGCATTTGATTTTTTTGATATAAGAGAATCAAAAACTGCTCCTAAACACTACGAGTTCTGCAATATTGCACCTCGTTATAACATGGAAGATTCTATACGTAAATGGATCGCCCATAATTTAAAGGGCAGGTATTATATTGGTAGAACATTATCAATAGTAGAAAACGGTCCAACTGCATATACACCAACACTTAGAATTGGATTTGAACAACATCGAGAGCTTAGTTATTTCATGTTGGCGTGTCCACATTTAAAATACAATTAAATACAAAGAGTAAATAATACTAGCATATAACTGAAGTATGTTTGTTATGATCAAAACAAGGAGAATATAATGTCAGAAGATACAACAAAGGTTGCATCAACACCAGTAGCAGGAAATGATGGCGCAAGCCAGGCTCCTATGCCGGGTGGTGCTCCAGCAACACAGGCCGGTGCAGAACTAACTGTACAAGACCTAGGTGTTTTGAAAACTATTATCGAAGTTGCACAGAGTCGTGGAGCATTTAAAGCTACTGAACTCGAAGCAGTTGGAAAAACGTTTAATAAATTAGACACGTTTCTAACAACGGTACAAAATCAACAAGTAGGCGAATCAGCTAACGCACCGGCACAACCGGCAAAAGCACCAGGTGAAGTATCTAGTGCAGACGCATCAGCTGTATTAGGCGCTTAACAGGAGAAAATAAAATGGCTTTAAAGCACATTGGAAGACTAACTAAGACAGGACGTAAAGTTGCTGTCGCATTTAGAACACTACCAGACGATCCAGAACATTGTTTAGTAGTACAAACAGAAAACTTATCAGATCAAGATCATGATACATTAATGAATCTAATTGAGAGTAATGCAGGACAAACTGCTGAAGAACTAGCAGATGCAATGCAAAGGACTCAATTATCAGATGGTAGTACTATGTTACCAGCTTTTCACTCAAAAGGAAAGTTAACAAAAATACCAACTGCTGAGATTACAATGACACCTGATAATACTGCAACTATTATATTAAGTGAACTTAATAAAGTAATTGCTGACCAAAAAGGCGTTACTATCTCTGATTTAGCAGTAGGCGGAAGCTCTGTTAAAGAAGTAGGTAGTGCAAGTGCTCCAACAACTCCAGCGGCACAAGCTGAAGCAGTTGCGGCAAAAGATGCACCGTTGACAGACGATGATCTTGCAAAGCAATATAGAGCTGATGCTGATCGACTATTTAAAGAAGCAACAGATCTACGTAAACAAGCGGACGAACTGGCACCTGTTAAAAAGGCGACCGGCCGTGGCAAGTCGTAAGAAGAGGCTTCCACAAGACGTAATAGCTAAATGGCCTGAAGTATTTAAAGATATTGATATCGATGCCATTCCGCTAGAATATGTAGAAAGCATTACTGTACACTTCCATAACGGTAAAAAATGGGAGATTCAGATACGAGATAAGTCTTTAGTAGATCCTTTAAAAGAGGTCGAACGATCGCTTAACGAACTATTTGATACATACAGTACTGCTATCAAAAACGTTGATTTCCGGGTAGATTCAGAACGTGTTAAGAATGACGTGCAGAAGCGTACTAAACAGTTTTTGAAGAAGCGGAAGTAAATTAGCTTAATGGCATAAATACATACATAAGATACTAGGAGTGCTATAAATGGCTTTAAGATTAAGACGAGGAACGAACGCCCAGAGGGGCCTTATAACTCCCTTAGATGGTGAGTTGATCTATACAACAGATACTAAAAAGCTGTATGTAGGTGATGGAACCACAGCAGGCGGATTAGCAGTTGATACAGCTGGTACGTTTCTTGGTGCTGACTTAGATCTAAATAATTATAATTTAAACGGTACAGGTAATGTAAACATAGCAGGAAACATTACTGCTACTGGTAATATTACTACAGACGGCAATTTAACTATTGGCGGCAATATTACTATTGGTGATTCATCTGCTGATACTATAAATTTATCAGCTAAAATTGAATCAGATATTATACCAGATGTTGATGGTGCTAGAAGTTTAGGTGCTCCAACACAAAGGTTTGCAGGCGCACACCTTAATACACTTACTGTAACTGATCAAATTGATGCACTTAGTATTAATGCTAACGTTATTGGTAATGACTCTACTGTATTATTAAATGTTGCTACCGGCGCTGTCCAAGTGTCAGGAGAGCTAACAGGTACAGTTAAAGCAAACGATGCTACAACTTTTTACAACCCAGCACTAAAATCAGTTAACGCAGGAACAGGTACATTTACAGGTACTGTTATTGCTCCAATGTTCCAAGGTATACTTGACGGTGACATGACAGGCTCAGTATATGCTGACGATAGTACTGCACTAATTGACGGTGTTGGCGGAACTGTATTACTTGATAACGGTTCAATTTATGCCACGGGTGATACATTAAGAATTAGAAACGGACTTAATATTAAAGTAGGTGACGTTACTGATTCAAATAGTACAGGCTTACAAATTACTACAGTAGACGGTAGTCCTCCAGTTGATCTAGTTACTCTAGGACAAAGTAGCTTTGGTGGTGTAAGTAAATTTACATTCACTGCTAGACATGGTGATATACAAACTCCGGTACAGGGTACAGCAGGCGACTACTTAGGTGCGTTTAGTGCTCAGAGTTATGATGCGGCAACAGATGCACAGGTTCCAGCAAGTGTTATTACTTTCCAAATTGATCCAAATACAACAGCGGCAAACGATACTGCCAAAGGTAAGATAATGCTTATCAATAACAACGGTACAGGATCAGCACCAGACTTAGTTGCAACAAGTATTTCAGCAGATGGTAGTATGGCTATTGCTAATACTATTTCATATGTGCCTCTAGCTACATTAGACGTTAATGGTTTTGCAAAATTAAAATCACTAGCCACAGAACCAACTACACCAACACTAGGTATGATTGCAGTTGCTGACAGAGCAACATGGGATCCAGTTAGTGTAGGCTCAGGTAACCCTTATCCTGTGTTCTATGACGGTGCGGCTTGGGTCAAGTTAATAGCTTAATTCACAACTAGAATCATAACAACAATTATCAAATAAGTAAGTATATGCTTACGCTATTCACATCTGGAAGTACAGACGAACCTAAGATTGTATCGCACAAATGGTCGTACATTAATCGTTGTGCCCAAAAAAGTGTTGCCGAAATTGGTCTAACTAAAGACGATATAGTACTTGATGTGTTTCCTGCAAACACTATAGCACACTACACTATAACCGCTCTGCCAGCTTATATAAGCGGCGCACAGTACGTTTGTACAGCATTTAATGCTCACACCTACCCTGAGCTTTTTAATAGCGTTAAACCGACGTTTATAGCGTTAATACCGCGTCACTTAGAACTACTACAACACACAAAGGGATTTAAAGACTTAGATATGAGTTGTGTACGTTACATGGCTACAGGTTCAAATAAAGTAGAACAAAGTTTTATTGATGCGTTTAAAGAACGTGGTGTACAAGTTGTAGCTAATTGGTATGGCATGACTGAATTTCCACCACCGGTAATGATTGGGTATGATAGTCCTAGTTTTGACTTTAATACTATTAACGCAATGGATACGCATGTAATGTTTAATCCGTTAACTGCTACTTCTAAGTTAGGCGAATGTATTATTAACGGTCGCTCTACAGGTGATATATTTGATATGGAAACTAAAACATTTTCACATAGAGTAAAGACAGCAAAAGGACGTACTTGGAAAAATGCGTTTTAGATTACTAACCAAAGACGACACACCTCTTGTTCAAGAATTTTGCAACTCACAACAGTACAGTAATAACACCTCACTTGAAAAAATGAAATGGAATAGCTGTCCGTTATGGACTGCGGCTCTAGTTGATAATAAAATTGTTAGTATTGCTGGTACACACGAACTTCCTGAAGTTAGTCCAGATGCATATAGATGTTTATTCCGCGGAGCTCAACTTCCTGGATTTACACTAGGCACAGGTAGAGATATTTTTAAAACAGGAATACAATTAAGCCAGTTATTAAATTTACAAATTAAATGGGCGTTAGAACAAAACCCTAAAGCTGAACTTTACATTAGTACTAATATAAATGACGATGGCGGCAAGAGTAAACGCATGAACGATATTATGATGCCACTGTTAGCAAAACGTGGTATATGGACTCTTGAAAAAGAGATAATGTTGTATAATGTTCCACAGAATTTGTGGCGTATTGATGTTAAGAAGTATACGGAAGTTCGCGAGCATTCGCTAAAGTTCTAAAACTATATTTGCAAAATAACACTTGTTTTGTTGCAGGCAATTTAACATTGTTAACTTTATCAAAACTTTTCCAGTACTCTGTATGTTCTAATTTGCTAGTCTTATAATGCATTGATAAGAAGTCTGCTAAGTGTTCGTATAGTGCAGTCCATACTCGATTAAACTTTTTGCTTCCTTTAGGATCATCTAAAAGTTTTTCTAACATCATTACAGGTCCGTGTACTAAAAACAAACCTGTTGCTTCAAGAGGTTCTAAAAATCCGCAACTTAGTCCTAAACTTAATACATTCTTTTTCCAAGGTTCTGGATTATAACTGTTTTTAATAGGAACTACAAAAACTTTATCTTTTTTAATACCAGGTGTTTTTGCAATAAATTCTTTTTTAGCATCTTCAACATTAATCATCTTAGAATTAAATGCATATCCGTTACCTGTGCGTTCTTGTATGCTTACACGCCAACGCCAACCGTAGTCCATACTAAAAGTTTGTGTATATGGTAATGGTTGTTCGCCTTCTAAATATGCTCCTGGTCCACATACTGCATAATCATTGATTAATGCTTTATGTTTTTTATATTCAACACCTAGTTTACCTCTAAGTAAACTTTTAAATCCTGTACAATCAATATATAGATCTGCTGTATAATATCCGTTTTCGCATTTTATACCTGTAATACCGTTATCATCAGTGTCAACAGATACAACTGTATCGCTTATATGTTTAACACCGTTAGGAATAGCAGACTTGTCACGAATAACATTACCTAAGCGAGTTGCATCTAAGTGGTATGCCCAACGCCATTCTTTATCAGGCTTAATATAATCCTTCATCCATTTTAACTGTTCGTCGTGTTCTGTTTCATCAAAACAAAAATGGTGATACCATGATTCGTTTTCACCATTCCAGTTATTGTGTTGAATTGTATATTTACGAACTGCTCCGCATCCTTCAAACAAATCTTGTTCAGTAACACCAATTTTATCTAAAAAAGTTGAAATACTAGGAATAGTACTTTCCCCTACTCCAACAATAGGAATATTAGGACTTTCTATTAATGTAACTGTGTGATCAGTTTTTGTCGCAAGATATGCGGCAGTCATCCAGCCTGCACTTCCACCACCTACAATACAAATTTTCATAGGCTAACCCTATTAATTATAAGTTTCTAAACTTAGACTAACAGGAACAAGTTTGGAAGTTTTAGCATCAAGGTCTACAATAGACATATCACCAGCAAGGCCAGCATCACTAAGATCAAACTTGTAAGGTGCTAACATTGTAACACTATCAGTATCGTTAATTGATCCTGAAGTAATGTTTGCAGTACCTAAGTCCATAACTTCATTAATTGCATTGCCTTCAACTTTAAAAACTTTAGTTGTTGGATTTACCATGCTTGGGTTTTGTATTGACGGAAACAAGTAAACGTCTCCAGCATTAATAACTGGCTTACTACCTAGTGACTCATTAGTTTCAAAGCTATCAATAGCAAGTGTATCTAAGTTTAATGATACAAACTCTTTACAGCCTTCCCAACAAGTATGTGTTAATAGTGTGTTACCATTCATAGTTCCGTATTTGAAACCCATCTGTCCGCCCATGTCATCTGTACTAGACGAATCATAAGCAACTGACTTAACAGTATCACCATCGTATACCCAGAAGTTAAACTCTGTAGTTTCATCCATAATTAATGGAGCACCAACTGCTTTGTTGCCGTTAGTGTTGACATGATAAAATGCACCTTTAGTTGGTGCTGTGTGTGGTGTAATTTTGTTTGTTTCAAGATCTAATGTTATCAACATATCAGTTGTTTTACCATATGGAAAAAACACAACTTCATTTAATGATTCTACATACACACTATGGATAGAAGCAAACTTCTCTCCGGTTTCATGTACAGTAAATGTATTAGCAACAGTATCAAACACAATAATCATTCCACTCATAACCGGTGGGTAAATAATTTTAGTACCAACTGTAATTGGTCGACCAAAGTTAAAGTGTCCACAGAATGTTTTAGGAGTTTCTGAGCCGTGTACGTTTACACCTTTTTCTTCAATCATTGTAACTTCATTAGTTGTTAAATCTACTGCCGCAACTCTAATGATGCTATCTACTTTGTCTTTTTGTGTACGCATTACATATGCTGTATTACCTACTACTGCAACACCACGATATCTATCACCGTTATCGCTTTTATCAAAAAAGTCTACAAACGTAGTTTTATCAGCGTTTATTCTAAGTAATCCTGCTCTTGCTCCTGCGTCTTTGTTAAAATCTCTTGTTTCTTCGCCTTCGTGACGTGCCTTACCATTAGTAATTACTGACAAAAATTCGCCATTTCCTAAGTGATATGGTTCGTCTAATACCTGTGTAAAATATGTGTTGCTCATTATTATCTCCTGTTACTGTTATTTATCTGCTATATTGCAGTTTAAGGATAATAGTGAATGCATAAACGAATCGTCAACTCTAGACAATAAGTGTACTCTTTCAGTATTTCCGTTATTTTCTGTTCCATGCGGAACTAGAGTATTAATTATATATCCTTTGCCCAATTCCATATGGTATTTGCGTTCTCTGTTTTCACCAAATGTAAAGACTGCATCTTTATTAGTATAAAATGGTACATGTAGTTTCCTCGTCTTTCCGTCAGTATGTGTATCAACTTTTAATCCTGGTGGGTGCAATGCTATTAGCATTTGTCTTAGAGCTGGTAAGGTTAGCGTTTCTATCATGCTGTTTAAAATACCAAACTTATAAACTTTCATTGGTACACAATCGTAATAGAACTTTGCTTCATCTAAATCTTGTAACTCAGGATACATGTCAATATTAGCTTGTGATTTACTCGGACAAGGTACATCTCGTTCTATAGGCCAGCTAACACTCCATCCTTGAATGTTTCCAAGATAATTACCTACACGATTATCTTTTTTAAATGTTTCGTATATGTCTGGTCTAAGATATTCTTTAGAAGTAAAGCTAAACTGCAAATGAGATAGTTGTTCTTTGAGTTGTGTATAGTAGTGTTGTAGACTATCTGAATCAATAGAAAAGTCTAGCTCGATTATATCCCATTCGAGACTATCAAACAACGTATCGACATCTGTTATATGTTTAGCTTGTAAGTGTCTCATATATAATTCTTTGCCGGTACTTTAAAAAATAAATGTACTCTATCTGTAGAACCTTTATTATTAGTTCCGTGTAACCTAGTAGTATTTATTAGATATGCTTTTCCTACTTTTAAGCAATACCTTTTAGTACCAAACTCAAAGAACGATTCTGCATTTGCTATGATTGGAATATGTACTTTAAGATATCTATCAGTATCAGTGTGTTGTTGAATAATTGTGCCTGGTGGATGTCCGCTTAAACTAAACTGCCTTGCTTCAGGAAATAACGCTTTTAACTTTTTAATAATTCCAAATGATAATTCAGTATCTCTATAATTGTCGCTTCTTGCTTTGTGTACGTTCCAAGGCGGACAAGGTACAGTGAGATCTTCTAAATTACTTTGTATTCCCCAACCATACACGCCGTCGATGATGTGCTTTTCTGAGTCAACAGTATCTTGTACATTAGTAAACTTAAGGTGGGGATAGTTAGTGCATACATTTATATAATAACTTCTAAAGTCAGTATACTCTATAGGGATTGTTATTTCTTTTACATTAAAGCTCATCTAGTATATCCCTTATGATGTTGTACGCAAACTTTCCATCGTGTTTAATTCTAGTGTTATTTACATAATCTGCAACGGCTTTACTACGTGACTCGCCTTTCATACAATGTACATGTATTGTCCCAACTGCTTCTTTAAGGAAATATGAAATATGTCGAATTTGTGTTAGTGTTGGTGCAACGGCTGTGTAGTATGCTTTTATATCTTCACCCCAGTTAGTTTGATCTTCACTAACATCATCAAAACATAAACTTAATACGTTAGGATGAAATTGAGTAAAGTATGGTTCGCTGTCTGGGCCGCCAGTTGAATCAATACATATGTAATAGTCATTAGTATCTTCAACTGTTGTATCGGTGATGTTTTCGCTTTGCATTTTAGATACAAAGTCTTTTTTACTATAACTTACGGCAATCATCTGTCCAAATCTTTCCATATAAATGTATCCTGTCTGTTGTACCTTTGTTTTCTACGCTGTGTGGAATAGTTGTGTTAACAACATATGCCCAGCCTGGTTCCATATGATATTCTTCTCCTGCAATAATCCAATTACTATCTGCATTAGTGTGTATAGGAATATGTACACGAAGTTTATCTGGAGCGTCTTGGTGTGTAATTAGTTTAGTGCCTGGTGTATGAATTGTTACTAACCATTTTTTACTACGCATAGGTAAACTGTTTACAACGTCTAGTGCATAGCCACTAAAACATTGTCTAGGGTTAAGTTGATCGTTGTCATCATCTCGATACTCTGGCTTTGCACACCCTTGTTCAAATGGCTTAGGTCCTGTTTCATCGCTGTTCCAACATAGTGTATAGTATGCTGTGTCGTCCATTAGACGATGTCCTGTCTTTGCTTCAGGATCGCTAATAGGAAATTGCCATATGTGGTGTTGTTCGCCTATAACAAACTTCCAATCACTATAGTTGTTTTCTAAATTATCATACCAAGTACGTAATTTATCAATGTCAACTTTGAATAGTTTTTTAACTGCCCAACCTAAGTTAGCTTCGTCATGCTTTTCTATATAACGCTTCATTTCCATTAGGCGTACCTCGGGTGAGTCAACTGTACGCCATTGCGTACTCTAGAATTCATGTCAACTGCAACATAGTCGTGTCCGTATAGTACAAGATCGTCAGGTATTTGCTGTTCAAATTTTAACCATTGCTGTTCTAACTCTTCAGGCTCTACATTCCAATGAAGCATTTCACTTGACCAAATATTAGTAGTCCATAATACTTTAGTACCATATACGCTATTAATAATGTCAAACAGTTTAGTGTTGTCATACACAAGGTCAATTACATGAAACTCATGTTTTAGGTTTCTGTATCTATCCCACAACCTTTGAAATGCTAACGATCCACCAAACTCTCTTAATTCTTGTTCCCAGAACTTTTTATAAGTTCCCCTATACGTAGAACTAAAGTTATAATCTAAATCATGTTCAAGCAACCACTTGTCTAAGTCATAGCCGTCCCACGTTTCAAGTAAATGTTTCTTATAGTTTAAACTTGCTTCACACCAATCAAAGTAATGTACCGTTGTACCACTGTGAAATCCGTTTGCATTTAATATTGCAAGGGGTTTAAATCCTGCTGATGCTGAAAACAAATGGTCAATTTGGTTTCCATTAGTTCTAACACCTTCACTACTTAACGTTTCTGTGTTAAACGCATACACACGGTTCTTTTCTATTTCTTCTTGATATGCTTGTTTTCTAATCCAAGCACGTTGGCTTTGGTTAGTTAAATCGTCTACTAAAGGTGATTGTTTGTTGTACCAAATCTTTCCAAGTAGATCCGAGTCAATGTATGGATATAAAAATACCTTACAAGCTCGCATATCATTATCTAAATTGTCAATACGTATGTTATTACGCATAGCGATGTCAATCCAATTACTGCCATCACTGGTCGTATCATACTTTGTTGTTCCTTTGTTATTAATAACCCACTTGGGTGTGTAAGTACTGTGAATAGAATCTTTACTCATTTGATAATTTTGTAGTTCAGGCTTTCTATCCCAAAAGACTCCCATTTCATCAAACGGTGGTTTACCAAGTTCAACCCACTTGGCTAAATTTACAAAAAGATATTGCCTGTGTAATCCAGGATAAGCACCTTTGGTCATGTAATGTTGTTTTGTTTTGTCCATGATATGGCCAACTACAAAGAACTGCGGATTGTTTTCAGCATATTCTACACTTTGTTGTAGTAAACTTGGGCCTCTATGTAATAACAACCCTTGACATGCTACCATTGCAAACTCTTTGTCTGCACTTAATGCTTCTTCAAGTATTGTTTCTACACGATTGTGAAATCCAACGTAACTACACATGCCCATTTTAATCATACGATTAATATAAAAGTATGTCATATCAAATGTGCGTTTCTGTACTGTTGAATTTGTAATATCTCTTGAGATGTCTAGTATACCAACACCTACGTTGTTTTCAATGCTTAGGTTTTCATAGTACCTATCAACAGTTATGCTATTCCAGTCTTTCATATTATCCTTGGTTCGTAAAATAGCTCTGACGTAGAACGTAAAAGAAATCTCTAACACGTCTACCTAGTTCATAATGTATAATCATATGAATACGTGGCTTGTCACTGTTATTATATACTGCATGTACGTTTGATATATCCATTAAGAAAGCACTACCGGTGTCTTCAAACGGAACTCTGCCGTGATCCTTAAAAATAAAGTTACAACCTTCTGGATTATTCAAACTAATATTACAAACACTTAACCGCTTCTCTTCGTCTTTGCGATCTTGATGCGGAAGTATGTATCCACCTGGTTCAAGTAACATAAATCTTACACGATTTAAAAACTCTGCTGGCCAAACATCAGTTAAAAACTTCTTAGTGACAGGACATTCGTCTGCTACCCAAGTCCAATCTAACTGTTTAAGAGTTTCTGATCGTTCTCCGTATGTGTTTAGTGATTGGCTGTCTTCGTTTACTCCATGTAGTGTTAAACTTTTCCACCCGTTGCCGTATGTAGTTTCTCTATGTGAATAAAACTTGTCAGCAAGTGCTTCTGCTTCTTTGTGCATTTCTTGCCAAGGTTGGTTATCTAATGCACTTAGCCTAAAACAAGGCCAGCCACTTTCTGTTACAATCCATTTAGGATCAAACTGCTCAGGATACTGTATTGTAATATCTCTGTCGTGATCCTGTATATATTTCTGTAATTCAGGTGTCATATTTCTTCTTTATCATTAAACTATCTGTTAAATATACTTATGCCATATATAACGCCATCAGCACTAGATACGATTGTAGTAGACTTCACTAGTCATTGCAATTCTATGTGCGGAAATTGCAGTAGAAATATTGGGGGAGTTGAAGTTAATCCACATATGCCTTTAGGACATATGGATTTAAAAACTTGGAAAAACTTGTTTACTACGTCAGTAGTTGACAATGTTAGAGAAGTAATATTTAATGGTAGCTATGGTGATCCATTATTTAATCCAAACTTAATTCCAGCACTTGAACATTTATTAGCAATTACAAGTACTGCACCTCCGGTAGTAACTATTCATACCAATGCTGGACTAGGAACAGAATGGCTACGATTAGCAAAAACATTGTCTAAGTTTCCGTATCCAAGTCATGTAGTTTTTAGCATTGACGGATTAGAAGATACTAACCATCTATATCGTAGAGGAGTTATCTGGGATAAGATTATGACTAATGCTAAAACATTTATTGGTGCAGGCGGATTAGCACGTTGGCGTATGCTAGTGTTTGAACACAATGCACACCAATTAGAAGAATGTAAACAACTAGCTTATGATATGGGATTTCAAAAGTTTGATATTAATGGCGGATATACGTTTAGTGCTATTAATAGTATTGCTGATAATGCTATAGAAAAATTTAAAGCAAATAAAAAAGACAAAGCACGAGAGATTAAATACGATAGCAAGTACCTCGACAATGTTGAACGGATTAAGATCATTAAAGATTTTAGTAAAACAACTATATCATGCAAATGGAAAAATAAAAGAAAAGTACAAATAAGTCATACAGGCGAAGTACTATCTTGTTGTTACTTACTAAGTGAGAGATGGCCTAAGAATCCTGACAACCCTTATTCACAAGACAAAATAACATGGCCTAATATAAACGATAGGTCATTAGAAGATATACTTAAAGGTGAAGAACTTATGTACCCAAGTGAAAACAGATTTAAAATATGCGAGGTAACCTGCGGTGAAATGTAAATATTTAGATCATCAAACATGTGTAAGATCAGATGGTCAGTTTAGACTATGCTGTGTTAGCCTTGAACAAACTAATAAAGAAAATATTAAAACACATACTCCGCAAGAATGGCATGACAGTGAATTTCATAAAAAAGTAACTGAACAAATGGACAATGACATTTGGCCAGACGCATGTACACGTTGCGAACAACAAGAAGAACAAGGTATTGATAGTATGCGTACTAGGGTAAAACCAGACGGTTCTAGATACGTTAGAAACTTTTATGGCCCTGGGCTAAGTCATCTTGATATTAGATTCGGCAATAGCTGTAATCTTAAATGTGTTAGCTGTTGGGAAATGAGCAGTAGTAGTATTGCTGAAGAAGCTATTGAAATGAAGAAGGCTGGCATTATTCCATTACACGGAATATTAGAAGTTCCAAACTTTAATTGGGCGTCTGAAGAAACAATGAAAAAGTTTGACGACTTGCCTATTAGAGAAGTTTATCTAACAGGTGGTGAACCTATGATGGTTAGACACTTAGATAAGTTTCTAGAAAGACTTGACTCAAGCGTGTTAGTTAGATTTAATACTAACGGAACATTATGGAACCGTAAGATTGAAAAATTACTAAGAAGATTTAATATGGTAATTATGAGTCTTAGCTTAGATGCCGCAAGTGATAAAATTGATTATATTAGAAGCGGAAGTAAATGGAATGAGATAGAAGTTAACGCACAAAAATATGCAGACTTTTGTAAAGTTGATGTAACTCCAACACTTAGTATTCTTAATGCGTTATACTATGACGAGCTTAAAGAATATGCTACTAAGAATAATTTTAAAATTTACGATAACTTATTGATTCTTCCAGAGTGGTTACATGTTAAAAATGCTCCTGATAGTTTAAAGGAACAGTTCCGTGGTATTCATCCTGACGTTGACGGTTGGGCTAATCATCCATCAGATCCTAAAATTATTGAACACTTTGTAAATCAAATTACAAAACAAGATAAGTGGCGTGGGTTATACATTAAAGATTACTTGCCGGAGGTTGCACAAGCATATGGAATTAATTAAAGAAAATAAAGAAATAGGTAGAAAAGTTTTTGAACTTGAAGACCGATTCCGTAAAGAATGGTCTACTGTAGAAGAAGCACGATTAGAAGAACATATAATTATTTTAAATGAAGTTATGGCAGGCTGGGTAATTGATTGGGGTAGTGACGACACTAGTATGTTTATTGAATATCATAAAGTACCTGGAACTCCTGCAAGTAAATTTGCACACACTCCTCAATTTATTAAAAAGATATATGACTTCTGCTTATACACTATTAAAGAAACATCACCATACGCCCATTATGACTGGGTGCTAAGTAACATACTAATTGACGGTGAGAACATGTATATGATCGACTGGGACAACGTTGGTCTATATAACGAGAAACAAATTATAGATAAATTACATGCAGACCTAACTAGTGCATTTGGAGACAAGTTTGACCCCGCAATCCTATAGCTATGCTACACTAAGCAACAATGGAATGATTTATGTTCCGCCATATGGGCTAAACGAATCTCTTGATCATATGCTTAAAATAGATCCAACTACATATGATGTTACAAAAATTAAACTTGATGTAGACGATAGCGTTGAGAAGTGGCAACATGGTATTGTGTATAGACACTTTATATATTTTTTACCTTACAACGAAAGTAGAATATTAGTTGTTAATACTGAAACAGATGAAATAGAATACATTGAAGTATCTCCTAAAGGCAAAGGCAAGTATATACAAGGTCACATACATGGTAATGAAATTGTAGCACTACCTTATGGGGAACATGAACCATTTAGCTGGGTTATGCATATTAACTTAGACGACCATACACTACAATATGTGCAAATAGATATAACAACTGACGATTGTAAAAAATGGCATACTACACAAATAATTGATGGTATAATTTACGGAGTGCCACGTGGTGAAAACTTAAAAGAACATTTTCCATATTGTATCGAGTATGATTGTGTTAACATGACATATGAACTTATTAATATGAGTTACCATTGGTTTGATTTAGATAAAGAATATTGGACTAATAAAAAATATACTACAATGGCTAAAGTAGGGCGTAAACTATATGCTCCTCCTTATAGTGAAAATCCTAACTTTGATGTATTGCTAAGATTTGATGGACAGGAATGGCATAGTGAACACACAGGATTAACTGCAACTAGCAGAATGTATTTTAGTCATACTGTTGCACGTAACGGCAAAGTATACTTTCCGCCAGCCGGGCATGATGAGGATTGGAGTAAGATGCTTATTATTAATAGTGCTACAGACGAATGGTACACTAAGGAACTGGGCATAGGCAAAGAAAGTAAGAAGTACTTTACAGGTGTTGAAAATAGTGCAGGTAAAATATATTATATTCCTAGAGGCGGGTGTGTTTGCGAACCTGCAGACACTTGGAAGAGTCAAGGAGACCTTGCTGAAATATTAGTGGTTGACACAGTTGACGATACGCATTATACTATAGACGTAGGAGAGTACTTTAAAGACTCAACTACTATTGAAAAGTATAACAACTGTATAATATATAATGATGTAATTTTTGCAATGCCATATGGAGAAAGTGAAACGTTTCAAACTGTACTAGTATTTGATACTAAGACAGAAACAGTAATCCACACTATGGACTTAAAAAATGTATAAAGCATTCCAAGATTTTTATAAAGAACAATCTATTAAACACTTATTGTTAGTTGAGCATAACAATGAATTACTAAGCCCTCCTTTTGCTACAGAAAAATGTAAAGAGTATAGTAAAGTATTTTACAAAGGTAGTTACATTGATCTAGAATTACTACCGGCAACTAGTAAGACTAATGCTGTTGCACAAATTGATAATAGCAGTTGGTTTATTCCTTACGGTATTTGGGACGAGTTTAATACTGTAGTAGAACTACGTGACACAACACCCTACTATCATACATTACCATTCAAAGGTAAAGGACAATTTTATAGCGTAGCAACTGATGGAAAGACTGCATTTAGTTTTCCACTAGGGTACGAAGATACAAACTTTGGATTGTACATTGATGGAATAATTAAAGCACACGAGTTACCTACCAAAGGTAAAAAGTTACACATGGGAACTGTATACTGCAATGGAAGATATTGGAGTATGCCTCGCGGTGATGAGCCAGGATATAATACACTTTTAAGTTTTGATGGCAACGCATATCAAAGTTACGAATTAGATGTTGATGCTAACATTACAAGAAAATATTCAGATATTATTGTGAAAGGTAATATACTTTACAGTTTACCGTTTGGCGAAACTAGCGGACTTAATACTATTGTAGAGTTTGATACAGAAACAAATACAGTAACCTATCATGAAATTAACGGAGTTGACTTTGCTAAGAAATATAATTGCGGTGTAATGCTTGGCGATAGAATAATAGCATTACCGTATGGTGATGAATTTGCAAGTGATAGTCGTTGGGGGTTAGTGTTTGATACTGTAACTAAACAAAGTTACCAATTTGATATTGGATTAGAGTTTGGTGGCAAGTATCGTTTTCGTAGCGGAATTGAATATAACGGCAATGCGTACTTCTTTCCAAGTGGCACCCCTGGATGTCCAATTTTTAAAATTGATAGCAAAGGAACTATATTACATTACGAACAATTTGAAAATACAATGCTAGGAAGACCAATTATATACAACAATCAAATGTATGCTATTGGGCATAATATGACAACCAATAAAGAAGCCATTTACAAGTTTAAGGAGGATCTAAGTTATGAAATGTTTTGCTCCTTGGCATAGTATTACTGTACGCTTTAATGGTGACATTGTACCTTGTTGTGTGTATAAAGAACGCTATGGTAACGTGCTTACAACACCGTTAAACACCGTCTTAGACAGTCTTACAGCGTCACACACAAAGGATAGCTTCCGTAATGGAGTGTTACCGCCAGCTTGTCAACAATGTACTTTAAAAGAAGAATCTGTAGGTCATAGCAGGCGTATATTCTTCCGTGATACACTTAATCCAATGTTGGATAACACCAATTACGACTACTCAAAAAACTTTACAGATATTTACTTTTTGGAGTTTAATATGAGTAATATTTGCAATTTGAAATGTCGTATGTGTAGCGGTCTTGCTTCTAGTGCTTGGGTTAAAGATGATATTAAATTACATAATTTAGACAGCAATTATCAACGCCCTGTTAAACATCCAGAGTTTGGTTATACAAATAAAAGCGAACAAATTATAGAACGGTTGTTTGAAGATCCTAGGCCATTTATGAACTTACAATATCTAAGTATACTAGGTGGTGAACCTTATATGGAGCCTGCTAATAAAATTATACTACAAAAATTTATAGACTTAGGTATTGCTAAAAACATTACACTTGACTGGACTACTAATGGCACTATCGTAGATGAAGAAGTACATGTACTTGCAAAACAGTTTGGAAAAACTAAATGGAATATAAGTGTTGAAGGTACTGAAGGACTATACGAATATATTAGAGGTGGTAAAAACTTTACGTTTGCACAACTAAATGAAAATTTAAAACAATTTAATTTTGATAGAGTAATTATTACCACAACTGTTATGGCATATAATATTGCACACTTAGATAAACTACATCAGTGGTTTGAAGAAAATAAACAAGACAACTGGGAAATATATTTTACAAATGTTGTGGCAACACCTGCCTACTTAAATCCGCAAGTCTTACCTAACAGCGTATTAGACAAAATTGATTTTAGATTTCCTAATATAAATTATAATAGCAAAGACGATAGTAACTTGTTAGACTTGTTTGTTAAGTATACAAAAGATTTAGATAAAATTAGAAACGAAAACGTACTAGACTATTGTCCAGAACTTAGTCCATTGTTTAAATAAATGTTATTGTTCTTTCCTAATGTATATATCGCTTAAACACCCGCATACACTTTTACCGCACATGATAGGTTCAGTAGGCAAGCTATATCGTTCTAGGTTTCCAATTGGTCCTCCAAACTGACAATCTGCTCTGTACATGTTACCCCACATGTCTACATTAATTCCGTCAAGTCCGGCCCAACATTTCCAACCGCTAAACTTATTCATATCAGACACAATTAAATCGTTTGCTGTAACGTATTCAGAGTCTAGTAATAAGTCTCCTCTATGAAGATGCTTGTCATTAACAGGTCTAGCAAATGGCCATAACCCAATAATTTCTTTTTGTTCTTTAGTATAAGGGGCCACTGTATTAGTAATATAGTCTCCACTAGTTTTATCTAAAATAACTTTGGGCCATATTGTCATTCTATCAGTATTTTCAAATAAGAACTTTGCTATTTCGTATTGTTCTTTAAATGCTTCCTCGCCCTCTGGTAACATTAAGTTAACAATGATTTCACAGTTTGTTTCATTTGCAATATTAACAAAGTGTTTAGCATCAGAATATTCAGGATGATAACTTATCATCATTCCATCTGTGTACTGATCAATTTCTTTAAAGTATTCAACCTTTTGACTACCGTTAGTAACAAAACTAAATGTGTGCCCTTGTTGCTTAACTAACTTTGCAAGATCAATAAAGTGTTTCCAATACGTAGGTTCTCCTCCGCTTAGTCGATAGCAGATTTCCTTAGGAACTTTAAAGTTCTCAACAAAATTTTTAACAGTTTCCCATTTAGGTTGTCCTGTACTTCCGTTATGTAATATGTCTGGGCAGTACGAACATCGGTAGTTACACTTATTACTTAAAGTCCAACTTACTAGGAACCAATCATTTTTTGCTTTATCTTCGTAGGTTAATTTCATTCGCTCATGCTGTGCTTAATAATTAAATCATGTGTGCGTTGATTTAATTTAACTGTGAGTATTAATGAATGTAATCCGTTAGTGTAACTAAACACACTATGCTCTTTTTGAAAGTTAATAAAGTGTACATACTCTGGATCAGGGTAGATTAATTGCTTGTCAAGTATGTGTGCATAGTTCTCTGGTTGTGCTTTGCCAAACGTGCATAACAGTCTAAAGTACTCTGGACCTACTCCTGGAAAGTCTCTGTGTGGCGGAAAGAACCCACCTTCATCTACTCTAAGTAAATGCACTCGACCAATGTCAGGTGCAAACGTATCTACTAAACTAGCAAGTTGTGGAATATTCTTATACACTTCTGTTGGTGTTGTAAAGTTTTCTTCTTTCATTTCAACATCGTGATAACGTTGCATGTGACCAAAGCTGTTTAAATGATAGTTGTCCATTACATCACCTGTGTGACTTGTAACAGGTAATCCCCAACGATTGTTATGGGCATCTTTCTTTTGGTTATAAGGACACCAGTTATCTTTAAATTGCTCTAGTTCCTGTACAAGGTTGTGTCCGTCAACTTTTAACTTTAGTTTAACCATGTCTCCCATGTTACACAGGCTATTCCATAGTAAGGCTCTTTCAATATTATTTTGTTCCATTATATTCCTTGTTGTAACTGTTGCAGACTAATTGCATAATTGTTTCATTCCACTGATCAATTGGTTCACTGTGTACAATTATATGTATCCTAGATTTGCTACTGTTGTTTGTAATTTGATGTATACTTCCTAGATCAATTAGTCTCGATTCACCTTCTTGCCATTCTACATTACCATAATTTTCAATGTTAAACACTACTTCTTTGGGGTGTGTAATAGCAATATTGATTCCGCCTAATAATTGTCCATGTAAAAAGTCTTTGTGTGGACTAACATACCCGCCTGGGTCAACTATCATTATTCTAATTCTTCCATACTTTTCAAAAGGTATATTTTTAGTAATCCATTGTTTAGTTAACGGAAAGTGCTTTGCTATATCAGTCCATTCTTTAGTACCTAATGTGAATCCTTTTTCTTTGTAAGCATCATCACTGTCAGTCATTATAGAACTGTGTCCGTGAAGTGTTAAACTGCGCCAACCTTTGCCATCAGTATCCCTATGGGGGACAGCAATGTCAACACTTTTTAATATTTCATCTCTAATATCATTTGAAGGCTTTGGAATATCTAACAGAAGTGTAGCAAGGCCGCTGTTGTGTCTAATCCAGTTAAACTTTTCTACTAGATCCATGGCAATTCTCTAAATTTATCGTCTAACGTCATGTCTACTAATTCACTTGCTAGTGTTTGAATATATGTTCCATTGACTGTTACCATATCAACATACCATTTAATTTTATCTTGTGCTAATAAACTAATTAATTCGTTTTGTTTTTTAAGTCTTGCCTTTGCATCAAACATTATGCAATTAGGAAAGTATAAAAATACATTACTTAAACAAAATAATCCTACATTACCTTGGCATTTTGTTAAAAACTGTTCTACAGCTCGTATATCAAATAAATCAACTTGGTTGTAATTGTAGCTCTTAGTTACATCTATATTATATTTTTCTCTTGTTTTTTCTAATGCCATTGGACTAATATCAATAACATATGTATGTTTGGCTAGTAACTGACTTGGAGTGTCACCACTTGCTAACGCAACAACACAATCAGGATCAATTATTGTTTTTAACGGTACTTCAGTATTCTCTTTAAAATATACATTATAATTTAAAATACTATTCAACACACTGATATTTTCAACTGTATGTTTGTCATCTAAGAAGATAGTTCCTAGCGGTACTCCTTTAGTTGTAGAGTACTTAACTTTTAGTGCATGAGCAGTATGATACTCAGCAATATTTCTTGCTATACTATTAAGACTGTCGTTGTTATAGTCAATATGTTTCCAAGTTATTTTGTTCATGTTGATATCCTGTACAATGGCATAGCATATTTGTTGCCATCTAATTCAACTTGAACATATTTCTCTATTGGTCCTACTTCGTTAACTACTGTGTCTGTTATTTTTAAATTACCACTAGTTATATTACCTTGTGTAATTAAGTTACCATTACTATCAAGTTTTAATTTAATAGACATGTCTGTATTATTAGACAATGCTATAACCATCTCATTAGCAACTGCACCTTGTTTATTATAATCCTTAGATACAAAAAATTGTATAGCACCATTCAACGGTGTTTCATCATGACAATACCCTAAACTACTGCCTGGCTTAGTTCTTCCATAAATTTGAACACCACCTAAGTTATCTCCTGGTTCAACTGGTAACTTATTCTGCTGTGTTCCTCTTGATTTAGTTATTCCAAGAAAAATAGGTTCATTGCCACCTGTGGCTCCGTCAATATATAACAACTGTTCGTTAGCAGTAGAACGCACAATAAGATTTGCATTCTTTTCTTCTGTACCAATAACAGTTTGTTCATGTAGTTCTATAGGATCTACATCATGGCAAACAACCTTATATCCTACGTCCATTATATATGTTTTCCTAATTCCGGAAACGTTTTTCTAAAGTCCGTTCCGCGGCGTTCGTCTAATACTCGTAGGTAGTCTTGTAGCTGTGGTAACTTATCAGACCAATCTTCTGACATCATATAGTTAACAATTCCGTCCCAGCGTGGTTTGCCCATTGCATGATTGTTCCAATCTGTATTAAACTTCTGTCTTTGAATAAAACTTTCAATATTACCCTTAGCAAACTCTTTAAGCTCTCTAGGTAATGTTCTAACATTTAAGTAACTAGGAAAATAAACTAAATGCGTATTAATTAGTCCGCCACCAAACGGTAATACATTAACTTTACTAAAGCCTTGATCTATTTTCCACTCAGCTAGTTCATGTATGTATGCAACATTTAATAATTGTACTGCGGCCGCAACGTTTATTATAATATTATCTAAACTTGAATCAAGTTTATGCAAGTTTTTTTGAATATCAGCCCACTTACTTGGATAACGTATATAATCATTCCTGTCACCATATGCATCTATACTAAAATTAAATGTAATTTCTTTAAAGTGTTGCCATAGTACAAATAATTTGTCAGGCAACTCTAATCCGTTACTGTTATAACGTATACAAATATCTTTAGCATAATTATTATCAACCATAAACTGTAGTATAGCATAATGCTCTGGTATTAGCAATGGTTCGCCACCAGCAAAGTATAATTCTTTGATATGCTGTGATTGGCCTTTCATTGATTCTATAAAAGAACCTTTCTTATACCAAGTATAATCAAAGTCTTCGTCCCAACTTGTGTCTGCAATTAAATTCTTGTCTCTGTATTTGGGCTTTTGCAGTTTCCATTCTTTAATCCAACTGCTTGAATCATGTGGACTACACATAACGCACTTTAGTTGACATAGATTTCCAAGTCGTAGGTCAAAGTAAGGAATGTTAACAGGTATGTTACCTTGATCATCTGTTTTTGCTACAATACTTTCAATGTCTAACCGTTTATTCCATACTTTAGTTTCCCACTGACGCTTACTCACAATGCCACGTTCTTCTTCTGCAAAGCATTTACGACAACTTGCCGGAACTTCTTCATTAAGCATTTGTAATCGTGTAGTACGCATATGTTCACTGTTCCATACTTCTTCAATAGTATGGTTACGCATGTTCATAGCAATGCCGTCCTTTTTAACAAGGCCTACTGTTTTATCGTCTTCAAGTCCTGCACCTGATGCATTAGCCGTACAACAAACTCTAACGTCACCATTAGGTCGAGTTGCTAAGTGTATCCACGGTAAAGGGCAAAATGTCTTACTCATGTTCGTGCCTTTCAAATTGTGCATTTAGTTTATCAAAACTTCCACATTGTTTCGAACATTCTTTAAGTCCAGTGGAATTCCAACAACTACTAATCTTGTTAAAGAAGCCGTTGTTAAAGATCTCTGCAAATGAATACTTATGTAAATTAGGGTATTCTTTAATTTTTATCATATAATCTATTCTTGAATGGGAGTGTTGTGGTAACCATTCTAAATCTAGCCAACAACATGGACTAACATTTCCATTAGCGGCAATATACATTTGTTTATCTTCAACTGCCTTACAATTAATAGTTGGTAATGTTTCTTTCCTAGCTTTTTCTGCTGGTGCTATCATTTCTAAACTTTTTTGCGATGGTAATAATATGTGTGTTACATTATAATTGTCATCAATAACTTCAAACTGTCCGTCTTTAAATCTAGTAGTGTGTTTAATACTAAATCCTTTAAAGCCCATGTCTTTACTTAGTTGCTCACATGCATCTACTTGATGTTCGTTGTGTGCAAATACTAGCATATCCCATCTTGCATCTCCGCCTGCATCAATAAATGTTTGTGCATTTTTTAGAATCTTATTAAAGTCTGTACTAATTCTGTATAGTGAATGAGTATCTCCTAAGCCATCAATACCAAATACAATCTTTACTCCTGCTTCTGCAAGTCCTTTGAACCAACTTGAAGTTCTAGCACTTCCGTTAGTGTGCATTTGTAAAGTCATTTCAGGATTATGCTTACGTAAGTATTGCATTATGCCTAGAGTATCTTTGGCCATAATAGGATCGCCTAAGTTGCCACACATATTTAAAAACTTTAGTTGCTGTACAAAACTTATAGGAAACCACTCTATAAAAGTAGCGTAACTAATTTCTGTAAGATCTAATCCGTCAAGTTCTGGGCCTCCGTTGACTCTTCTTGGACACATAGGACAACGTGCTTGACACCTAGTTGTAACTTCTAAATGTATTGACGTTATGTCTTCGTAGTTATACATTATACATTTCCTATAATCATAAATCTCTTATACTTTGATAACTCTAATTCATGTGCCGCATCAATATCTATATTACATGTTTTTTTAAATTCTTCTAACGAGCTTACACAATTAACATGTTCGTCTAACTCATAATAGTTATTACTTTGCAATATAACCTTTGTTCCTTTAGGAACTCTGTCTAACCAAGTTTTATATTGTGTAGGTGTAACGTGTTCGCAACTTGTGTTAATAACAAAATACGGATCAGTTGTGTACTCGTACTTGCACATATCTTCTGTTACTGCTTTAAAACGTCCTGCCATCTCTTGACGCTTGTTAACTGTTGATGCAATTTTTTCACAGGCGGGGTCAATATCGATACTAGTAATATGTTTAGTTCCTAGGTCTCTTTTGAACATCATACTAGCAAGTATACCATTCCAGCCTCCAAAGATAACTATATCAGCGTTAGCAATATGGGCTCTGTTTTCCATTTTTTCAATTAGCCAAGACTTGGATTGGAGTTGGCCTCCCCATAAACTTTCTAAGGTACGATCTCTGTCTGCACTATTGCGAATAGCATCTGCCCAAAACTTTATGTCTTGAATATCAATCTTCATCGTTTTCCTTGTAATTTTAAATTAAGCGAAAAGTTCTCTACTAATAGTTTAGTCACAGTTGCCATCATTATCTCAGGCTCTGGCGTTCTTTGATGTATTTCCAATACGTAACTAGCCATTAATAAAAACGCTTGTTCTTCATTAATATTAAGTTCGCCCCAGTCTATAGGGTCAATACTTTCAGACTCCATTGCTAGTGTTGCTAGGTCTTTGATGCTTAAATTAGTCATGCTACTACCTTTGGTATTTTACTATCTGCACTACTTACACATGTAGCAGTTACACATTTAGATGGTGTCTTAAACAGCGTAAAACCGTCTTGTAGCGTACCTAGTGGTTCATCGCTACAACTATATGCTCTCTTAACTTCATTGCCACGTATGATACAACTCTGATAGCCTGCATTGCAGTTCCATCCTTCAAATTTATTAAACCCGTATGCATTTAATCGCTCTGCTTGATCTATAAAATGCGTAGAGCCACTAACATCAGTTAGTCTAATTTGGTAGACTTCTTCTCCGTTCCATTCTTGCGGGAACCCTTTTTGCATTTTTTCGACTTGGTCGGTAGTATATCCATCGATGATAAACGAGGCGGTAGGATCAGATTGGGGTTTGAGAGTAACATTAATGCCTCTGGCGGCAAATCGTTGTAAGCGTTCGTAAAGTTCTTCAAACATTTCAGGAACCATAACTTGATTGATCGTAACATATACTCCACCTTTCATTAATTGTAAACACTTGTCACCAAACTCTTGCTCTTTAGCAAACTCTGCATGGTAACTTGCTGTAATACTTCTACGTTGTAGACTACTTGTAGTTTCTAACCATTTGTTCCACCATTTGCTTCCTGGACTTAGATTAGTTGTCATGTGTACGCTTTGATACTTAGCATCTGCATCATCAGCATAGTATGCTACTAGCTCACTAAACAATTTGTAGGCAGTTGGTTCACCGCCGCTAAAACTAAAATGGAATTCTGTAAATCCGTTTGCTCTTGCTTGACGTTTTATTTCGTCAATAGTATTTGTATAAAGTTCAAATGCTTGATGATCAGGTTTATTAGAATTAGCATACGGCCAGCAGTAACTACAACTGTAATTACAGAAGCGACCAAGAATCCAACTAACATTAAACAACGGTTTGTCTAACATTGTTTGTTG